TCTTTGGCGGCGATCGAGGTGGCGGTTAAGCCGAGGACGTACAGTGTCATCGGCGGCCGGGCAGTGATAAATATAAGCGGCGTTTTACTCAAGACAGTGCCGGGCTGGCTGCGGTTCTGGGGGATTGAGGCGACGGGATACGATGAGATACAGGCCCAGATCGGCCAGGCCCTCGCCGATGAGTCGATCCAGGGTATCCACCTGCAGGTATCGAGCCCGGGGGGGATCATCGACGGTCTGGCCGATACGGCCGATGCGATATTCGGCGCCCGGTCGAGCAAAAAAATTACCGCGACGATCGAGGACCTCGGGGCCTCGGCTGCGTACTGGCTGACCAGCCAGGCCGAGACTATCGAGGCCAACAGGACCACCGAAGTCGGCTCGATCGGGGTCTATACCGTTTATTTAGATTCATCGAAGGCGGCGGAGGATGCGGGTTTTAAGGTGGTCCTTATAAAATCCGGCGAGCATAAGGGTATGGGGATACCGGGCGTGGGGATTACCGACGAGCAGATCGCCGCTGTCCAGGCCAATATCGATGCGATCGCCGATCAGTTCGTCGATTCGGTGGCCCGCGGCCGGTCGATGGACGCTGGCGATATCCGCAAGCTGGCGACGGGCCGGTTGTGGATTGCCGCGGAAGCGAAAAAACTCGGACTCATAGACCGGGTGACAAAAGCAACACAAAACAGCAGCCCTAATAAAGTTCAATCTAAAGGAGAATCCGTTATGAAAACAGAAGATGAAATAAAAGCAGAGCAGGCCGAGCAGATCGAGAAGGCGTCAACCGAAGCGGCGAGCGACGCGGTCGGTGAAGAGCGCAAGCGAACGGCGGCGATCAGGGATGCCTTTGCCGATGATCCTGAGTTTGCAATCAAAGCGGTCACCGACGGTCTCTCCGTAGCCGATGCCAAGGCCGCATACTGCGATGTCCTTCGTGAAAAGCTCAAAACGCAGGCAGCAAAAACCCCCGCGGCGAATGAGCGGAGTCAAGGCGCCGAGGCGATCGCTACAGGCGATACGGACGGTGCCGGGAGCGGCGATTTCATGGCCGAGGCGAGGGAGCTGGCTGAGACGAAGAAAATCACCGTGACAGCGGCGATGAAAAAACTGGCCCGCACCAGGCCGAATCTTCACCAGGCGTTCCTGTCGCAGAGCATGGCGGCCGGCCGGGCGGGGTACGCTGCATCGGCATAAATAAACAATTAACAGAATTTTCTCGATAGGAGAAAAACCAAATGACAACTCAAGCAGACAGCCCGATTACATTCGAGGCGGGCGAGGACATGGATGCGTTTCTGCGAGTCGTAATTTCGAACGATTGCACGGTAATGCTGGCCGACTCCCCCGATTACGGCATCGGCGTGACACAGAAAGACTCGGACGATGGCGAATTAGTCGCTATTCGGCTGGATACCCACGGCGGCTCGTTAAAAATGACGGCCCAGTGTGCGATAAATGCCGGGCAAAAAGTCTACGCGGCCGACGCTGGCAAGGTGTCCTCGACCGGAACCAACCTGGTAGGTACGGCACTGGACGCCGCAACGGGTGACGGCAGTGTGATCGAGGTCCTTCCGCACATAAGCTGTAATCAATCGAGCAGCAGCTCTTCGAGCTCTTCGAGCACTTAGAAATAAACGATAAAGAAAAACAAAATATAGGAGTAAGATCATGACAACTCAAGCAGACAGCCCGAAAACATTCGAGGCTGGCGAGGACATGGACGCATTCCTGCGGGTCGTAATTTCGAACGATTGCACGGTAATGCTGGCCGACTCCGTCGATTGCGGCATCGGCGTGACACAGAAAGATTCGGACGACGGCGATAGAGTTGCCGTCCGGCTGGATGGTCACGGCGGCTCTTCCAAGATGACGGCTTCGGAGGCAATTATATGCGGCCGCCTTGTCTACGCGGACGATGACGGCGAGATCGCGGCGACGGGGACCATAATAGTCGGCACGGCACTGGATGCGGCATCCGGCGAAGGCAGTATCATCGAGGTCCTTCCGCATTGCGGATACCAGCAATCGAGCTCCTCGAGCTCCAGCTCCAGCTCTTCGAGCTCTTCGAGCAGCCTATCCAGCAGTTCGGAATCGTCCAGCTCATCGAGTTGCTCATCGAGCTCATCGAGTTCCAGCTCCAGCTCCAGCTCATCGTCCAGCTCATCGTCCAGCTCATCGAGCAGTTCATCGTCCAGTTCATCGAGCAGCTCATCGAGCAGCAGTTCGTCCAGCAGCTCGTCCCTCAGTTCTTCGAGCAGTTCATCGAGCAGCAGTTCGTCCAGCAGCTCGTCTCTCAGTTCATCGAGCAGCAGCTCATCGAGCAGCTCGTAAGCGGCAAGGCAAAAGCCAAAAGGCAAAAATAGTAAATAATAAAAAAAATTAGGGAGTCAAAAAAATGATTCAGAAAAGCACACATGCAACGCCGCGAATGGACCTTGGAGTCGCCTTCCACGAATATTCGACGGAGCGGATGCGTTTTATCGCCGATGATATCCTGCCGGTAAAGGCCGTTCGGAAAAAAGCGGCGACATTAAGCGTTTGCAAGCGCGAGAACCTGACCGTTCCGGATACGGAACACGCCAACGGGGCGACATTCGGCCGCGTCGATCTCTACATGGACGATATGTCCTATCTCTGTGTCGATCATGGAATCGAGGGGCAGGTCACCGATGAGGACATGGAGAATTATGCCGATGATTTCGACGCCGAGGTAGAGAAGACCCAGGCGATCAAAATCAAGATGAAACTGGCCCGCGAGTTGCGAGTCGCCGCCGGGGTATTCAATCCGGTCGTATGGACGGGAGCGGCACTTTATACCGATGTTTCGGCTGCCCCGTGGGACGCTATCGGTTCGGGCGTTATCGCACAGATCCAGACGGCCCGGGAAGTGGTCAGACTCAATTGCGGCCTGCCGCCTGACTCGCTGATTATCTCGGAATCGTCCATGATTAACCTGATGAACAATACCCAGATTCTCGGTAAGTTCCCCGGCGCTCCCGTGATCACCGAGGCGATGCTGCGAGCAGCGATGGCGGCCATACTGGGCGTTCCGAACCTGATCGTCGGCCAGGCGGTCTACAATTCGGCGGACGAAGGGCTGGATTTCACCGGCGCCGAGATATGGTCGGACAATTACGCTATGTTGGCCGTCCTTGGCTCCGAGGGCCTGCCGATGACCGAGCCGCAGTTGGGTCGGACGATGATGTGGGATGCGTATGTCAGCGGCCTGGAGTACGTCGAATCGTACCGCGAAGAGCAGACGAAGAGTGAAATCATCCGCGTCGAGCAGTATGTCCAGGAAAAGATATTCGATCCGTATTTCGGTCACCTGCTGAAGATCGACGCGTGATTGGAATGATTATTGATTAGTGATTAATGATTATTTCAATGCAGGTTTATTATGTCAGATGTATTTGATGACACATTGGCCGCGGCGGCGGGGAGTTTTTTCCTGCTGCCCGGCCACGAAACGGTGACTTATTTCCCGGCCTCGGGCTCGGCCCGGCGGATAATAGCTGTCATCACGCGGTCGGAGCCGGGCAGGATGCCGGTTATTAACGCCCTGGTAATGAACAGCTCTTCCGAAGGGATCGCCAGCGACGAAGTCGATACGGGCGGCGATAAGATCGAATGTGCCAAAAGGGTCGGCGAAAAGCCGGGGCTTCTGAGGATCACCGAAGTGCTCAATCAGGATGCCGGGCTGATGCTGCTGGCGGCGAGTTAAGTAAATAGTCAATAGTAAATAGACAATAGACAATGTTAGAGATTCGCTACGATAACGACAAGATCAAACGGCTCGAACGCGAGCTTCGCGGTTTTCCGAAGAACTCTCTGCCGAAGGTAATGAGCCGGGCCCTTAACCGGACAGCAAGCACATCGCGGACAACAATAAGCAAGCGATTAAAGACGAACCTGGACATTAAGAGAGTCAAAGATGTCAAAGGCAGAATGTCAATTGTTAAAGCGACTTATAAAAGATGGCGTGCTTATTTGATAATCGACACGCAGGGAATATACGCATTTTCGTGGGGCGCCAAAAAAACCCGTAAAGGTGTAATGATTCGATCGGGTTTCAAAACGGGCTGGCGATTATGGAGACACGCTTTTATCGCAACAATGTCATCGGGACACATAGGTGTATTTGCAAAGAGATACCCTGAATATTTATTTAGTTCCGGCAGAACAAGTGAAGGAAAAAGGAGAAAAGGAAGGCTTCCTATTTATGAAGTATACGGTTTGTCAGGTACCGAATTTCGTAAAGAAGTAACTGATCAAATTGTAAGACAGGAAAAACAAATAAGTGGAATACTCGGAAAGAACATCCACGACCAGGTCCAGCTCATTCTGAAACGGAGGCTGCCGGCATGAGCGTTCCGATAGTAGAACAGATCGCCGTCAAAATTGCGGCCTTAGTCGATGCGGTCACTATCGCGTCGGGCTTCAACCAGGACCTTACTGCCGTTCGTCCGAAGCGGATCCATCTTGAAGGTGACATTAATACGGACGGTACGGTAATAGTCGAGCAGGAAGAGGATGCGGTCATCGAGGCCGATTCGAATACAGTGGTGTTCTGGCGTCAGCCGTTCACGCTTCAGGCGTTAGTAATCGATTCGGACGATGCGACAACAGCCATCGATACACGGCTCAACCAGGTCCGGGCCGATATTGAAAAGAAGCTGATGACCGGCGACAACTGGGAGCTGGGTGGGCTGGGCGAGATACTATTGAAAAGTGCCACGAAGTTCATAGCCGATCCCGCCGTCGCGGGCATCGCGGTAAATATAGATGTTCTGTACGAAGTCAATAAAACGGATCCGTATTCGCAAACATAAATAGGCCCCGCGGCGATTGAGCGGGGACATTTAAGGAGAAAGAAATGCCAACTTTATATGGATGGACATTGACCGGCTCTGTGAGCGGTGTGATAGGCAAGCTGACGAATTTTAATTGGAACGGACTGACCGAGGATGAGATCGATATGACCAATTCCGACTCGACCGGTCAGTGGAACGAATACGAAGGCGGCTTCAAGGATCCAGGCGTGATTACGGCGACACTGCTGTTTCAACCGACCCTGTTCGAAACGATTCTCGACGCCTTCGCAGGCGACAATCAGACATGGACGCTTGTCAAGGACACTAAGGTGCTGAACGTGAGCGGACACATCAGATCGGCATCGCTTGAGATGCCTTTGCGCTCGGCCGCGACGCACCCGATCGAGATCCGCTGCAGTGGTATGCCGGGCTTCAACAGCAGCTCCTCGAGCTCGTCGAGTTCATCGAGCTCATCGAGTTCATCGAGCAGCTCATAGACCGCAGAGTAACGCTTAGCCCCCAGGCCAGCCCTGGGGGTCAATAAAAAAGAAAACGAAAGGAGAATTTACAAATGGAAACATGGGCGACAAAGGAAGGATTTTTCAAATGCCAGGTGCCCCGCGAGCGGAAAACAGTTCCGGAGTTGGGCGATATCTGGATATACGGTCTTACTTCGGGGGAAAAGGACGATTACGAGGAAAAGGTCATTTCTGTCAGGGCGGGCAGCCGCGAGGTGAAGATGAAGAACGCCCGGGCGGT